AATTCCGCGGTAGCTGCTGCTATCCCTGTGGGTATTCTCGTACTGGCCGCTACCATCGGTTGGCGTCTGTTCAAGCGTTTCGCTCGCGGTTAAACGGGGTATCTATGAAAAAGGCGGCATATATCCTAGCGGTCTATGCCGCTCTTTCTTTACTGTCAACTCAAGCACGGTCAGAAGCGGTAGCATTCTATTTAGTTGGTCAATATGGTCTATATTCAAGCGGAGGTGCTTTGTGTTCCTATCTTTGTCCGTTGGTGTCAGCTACTTACCAAGCAACAGGAAATATTACTTACGTATCACCAACAAGGTATTGGTGTGAAGGTACTACAGATGGGACAAATTCTTTTAGTTGTGGTTACGGTAACAAAATAGATTGTACAGTATATGGGCCTGACTACCATGCTGTGCAGGATGGTTCAACAACCCCAACGTGTGTTTATCAGGAACCAGAGCCGTCTTGCGATTGGGGAACGTATGTATCACCATTGGGTTGTGAGCCCTGTTCATCAGAGGCTCCACATTCATCAAGAAATCAACCATCATCAGCGGTCAGTAGTTCAGCAACACATTGTGATAATGGATGTGTATACACGTTTGACTCAGCGTCACCGAATCCGCTAGGCGGACTGATCGTAGATTATGCGCAAACTGGAATGCAATGTGTTATAGATTCATGGCCACCATTACCAATAGATGATCCAGGTCCGTATGATGAAGAGCCACAACCAGATCCAGAGCCAAACCCTGTCCCAGAGTCAGTACAACCTCAGCCACTAGAATCCACTACAACCGAAACAACTGAAAACTCAATTTCAGACCCAGTAACAAATGAGACAACAACAACTACAACAACAACTACAACTGATGGAACCGGAACGGGTATAGGGGAAGGTGTAACTACAACTGTAACTGATGATTTAACGGGTGAAGTAATCAGCACAACTGTAGAAGGCGGGGGGGCAAGCGATGAACCGTTGGTTCCTATGCCTCCAATACCAGAATTCGAAATAACCGAAGAGTTTACAGAATTAAAGCTAACATCAGATATTGAAGCAAAGATCGGAAATATGGAAACCTTGTCGAATAAAATAGAATCAACATCTGTATCACTATTCGGGACAATAATGGGATGGTTTCCATTCACGCTAATAAGCGATCCATTGCAATCCATATCATCAGACGTAACAACCCCATGTTTCACTTTCTCAAATTCAATAATCAGTACAAACTATTGTATGGATGCATTTGACGAAATATTTGCAATAATCAGAGCAATAGAAGGCTTGTTGTTAATTTGGGGATTCTATCTATTGATGCTTGCCACTGTTGTTAAGTTCACTACCGGGGGTACGTAATGCCAATACTAGTACCTGTCCTTATAGCAAAGGTCGCAGCGTGGGTAGTTGCTCTTGTAACCTCATGGTGGGCAGCAATAACAACTCTTGGCGCGACAGTTGTAGTTGCGAACGTTACAGCCGATATGATAGGCCGTGTCATAAGAATTGGCGTGGTCGTAACAATACTAATACTAGTGGTTCAAAACCTAGTAGATATACCTGCAACTAGTATCAGTGGTCTATGGATGACTTACTCGGCAACTGCTGGACCAGCTTTAACTATGGTCGGGTACTTTGTCCCGATTTCTTTAGTATTCGCCTTGTTGGATCTCTACCTCGCTGCATGTATGTTATTTACTGCAATATGGGTAGTCCGGTATATTGTGAGTGTATCAAAATGATAAGCGCAATAACTGGAAAGGTTGGATCAGGTAAAAACCTCTTCGCAATGATGAGAATAATAGAGTACGCGTTCCAGGGAAGGCGGGTCGTAACAAATTTCGATGTAGACTTAACTTCGGTTCAGCCATTACTGCATAAAATAATAGGAAGACCAGTTCCAGAGGTCGAGGTATTGCCGGGAAGACCAACATATCAGGAAATAAAACAACTCGGAAAAGGGGGAATAAAAGAACACGTCGCAGGATTACTGGTTCTAGATGAGGTTGGACCTTTGTTCAATTCGAGGTCTTGGCAAGATGCGGATAGAAAAAAAATAATAGATTGGTTGTTACACTCACGAAAGTTAGCGTGGGATGTAGACTTACTTGTACAAAACATAGGTTTGATAGATAAACAAATTCGAATCTCAGTAATAGAGAATATGACAACATGTAAGAGATTGGATCGTCTTAAGATAGCGGGTGTTATACCAGTACCAAGAGTGCATCTTGCGATAGAGCGATATGGAACTGAGGCAAATGCACCAATATCTGGGAGAACTTTCTATCGTGGTTCTCGTTATTTCGAATGCTATGACACAACACAAATATTAATGGAAGAAGGGGAATCGCGAACTGGGGTACAGGTCTGCTTAAGGCCTGTGCCCCAGGGCGCTAAGTCCCCAAATTGTCCTAAACCAGAAACGCCATTACAGCAATTCTGGTATGAATTCAGCCAATCAGAGGAACTATGTCGTTCTATATTGCCATCATCATCATGATTATATCTGCCCCGTTGCAAGCAAGCTCGCTTTCGGACTTACGGGAATATAAACAGCATAAAACAGCCAGCAACCATTCTCAGGTCAAGGCCCTCAGGAATCAGTATAGGCCAGTATTAGCAGAGGATATGAAAGCTGCACGAACAGAATCGGGTCCAGGTGGAAGTATGAATGAGGGGTTAAGTTTTGATGTTAATGTAAAGCCCCCAGTTTTTCCCAGGGGCTATATAGTAAAAGATGGCAGATGGGTTAAGTCTCGGTCTCATCCTTTGCCGATTCGGAAGAAACCGTAATAAAATGCACGTTGTCAATTCTTCCGAAAAAAACGCATGCCCTAATTACTTCATCTCTGTTAGTTTTGTGCTCCTCTGCTAAGTAATCAATCCATTTCCAAACATCATCAGGGAGGGTAATCTCTCTGGTTGTGCCGGATAGCTTTAATCTTTCCCTTCTAAGTCTTTGTCTGTCTGCGTTGCTTAATGGTCCGCTATCAGGGAAAAGTAGAGGTCTACCTCTTTTTTTAGTTACTGACATATTAAATCTCCGCATGTCCGTTAATGAAAATGGCAAGATCAACAAGAAAGTTAATTTCTTCGCTTTTTTCGGAATCCATGTTTTTGTAACAATCTGCTACGTTGTAGATTTCGCACAAAACACTAAGTTTACCTATGTTCAGTAAACGTATTGTTTCGGCGTCGTCATGTATTCTTGACCAGTAATTACACATCATATTGTCAAGCTGTGTATTCGTGATATTCATTTGTTTAACCTCTATTAAGTAACTGTAACTAAATTATAGCACAGCCTAAGAGCTTGTCAAGTAAAAGTTACTGTAACTATTGTTCCACGTGGAACGCGATAATAACTAAAATAAATCTTGACATTCTGTTAAGTATTATACTATATAAGTCATATCAGCCGCTCGTACAGTCACGTAGACTAACGAAAATCCTAAAGGGTACTAAAACAATGAAAGCGATATTATTTAAGGCAAATGCGTTACAGGGAGGCTACATGTTAACTTGGGAAGATTTAGAAACTAGAAAACTTTTTATGTATGACGGTGAATTAAAAGATTATCGTGACGTACAAATTGCGATTGAACTTATACTTCTTGAGAATCCACCAGAGACAAAAGTCGCATGATTGATCCATTCTTAGGATACATTATTTTATTTGTTGTCTTGGTAACTTTTATTTTTGCTGCCTCATCCTGATTTTTTTATGCTCTGGGCGATAGCCCAGAGTTAGACTTGACCCAGGAACACATAATCCCATGAGTTTGTATAAAAGGTTAGCTGATCCCCTGGAGCCTGCTCCAACACTTAGTGTTTATAACCCATTGTTAGAGGATTCGCGGTCAACTGGTAACGGGTGGCATATAAGATCAAGGGTATATCCAACTGGTGATGTTGAAACGCTCGCAATCTCTCTAGGTTATGAGGATTCTCTAAAATTGGGGGGGGGAGGCAAGCGAAAAAATACAGAAAGAAAAGATATGGATGCAGATATACTCCTTAGGTCGCAAAGGAGAGCAAAAAAGGTTATTAAGCAGAAAATACTAACTATGCAGTCTGATTCCTTGCTAACTCTCACATATAGAGAGAATCAAAGCGACTTGGCGATAGCCTGGAAACATTTTAGAAAGTTCTCTAAGCTGATGAAGGCACGATACAAAGAGCGTTGGCAATATGTGGCAGTACCTGAGTATCAAAAAAGGGGAGCAGTGCATTTCCATCTTGCAATATCAGGATATTATCACTACAACACGGTTAGAAAGTTCTGGAAACAAGCAATTGAAGCTGATGGTAATGTAGATTTTGGTCGTCCAACTAGAAAAAATGGATCACCAACGAAAAGCCCTAAAAAAATTGCAACATACCTTGCAAAATACTTAACTAAGCAGGAAACGGTTGAGTTTAACAAAAAGCGTTACTCATCCTCGAGGATAGAGCTTCCCCCAGTGATTTCGGCTTGGTTGGCGCTAGGTGTTCCGGTGATAAGTGTCCTCGTAGGTCTAGTAAATGCTCAAACAAGGAAATCTGTTCAAGTTGTCTATGAATTTGAGTCCTATCTTCCGATGGTAATTGTCACAACGTAAGAATAAAGTACGCGTAACCGTCGTCTAACTCTTTCATTGCAGACCAGTCCAACTAAAAACAAAAAAGAAGAAATAAAAAGGCGTGAACAGTAACGAAAAAAAAGTCAGGCAAATATTCGCCGAAAGCGACACTAGAGAAAATAATCGAAGTTGAACATTAATAGAGCGTAAAACAAAAGAGGTTAAAAGATGATTAAAATTGAAATCACCAGTAATGCGACTCAGCAGCTTACAAGCAAAAAGGGTACTTTTTACTATAAGCAAAGTGCTTATGCTTACACTCACGGAAGGGACGGGCTTCCGAAAAAATATCCTGAAGAGATTTCGATTATTCTCATGAAGGATGAGGCCGGTAATCCTGAGGCTTACCAGCCTGGGCTTTATACTTTGTCCCCCCAGTCTATCAAGGTGGGTAATTTTCGTTCTCTGGAGATAGGCTTCCCGACACTCAAGCCGCTAGTGGCAGAATCAAGGAAAACTGCGTAAATGACTGAGCTACAGGGTGTAGACTTGATCTCCGCCGTTGAATATTTGGCGGGTCTTGTGACGGCTCTCATCTTCGCAGTATCTGTGAAGGGGGGTATTAGCTTGTGATTCCTAATGCTTTTATTGAGGGTCTCACCCTGGGGTTTACCGTATGGTTTGCTGCGCTTTCCGCTCGCTGGGCGTGGTACGCTTTCATTAAAGTAATCAGCGGCACATAAAGTGGAGAAAGTAAAGATGAAAAAGAAAGTTCTTGCGGTCGCAATGACGGGTATGCTTTTGCCGGTTATGGCTCATGCAGTAGATTACACTGCCGCGGCTACCGCGGCCACTATTGAGGTGAATTCCGCGGTAGCTGCTGCTATCCCTGTGGGTATTCTCGTACTGGCCGCTACCATCGGTTGGCGTCTGTTCAAGCGTTTCGCTCGCGGTTAAACGGGG